GGTCTTAATAAAATGGGCGAAACCGACAAAACCAAACAGGGCGTTCCTCAGAATACTGGGCAATCCTCTGAAGGTGAAAAAGGGAATACCTCAGAAAACATCCAGACTTACACCAAGGAATCAACGGCGAAGGCGGTAAGCGATGCTCTGGCGACTGCAGGGAGGACTGCTAAGGCTCTGTCTGACAGAGAGGCAGCAGTCCAGGCAAGGGAGGACACACAGGCTCAGGCTCAAGCCAAAAGAGATGCGGATGAGTTAGAGGCTGCTCGTAGCGATCCTGACCAGTTGACCGCAGTGCAAAAAAAGCAAAGGTTGCAGGCTCAGGAAGCTGACTTCAAGAAGAGAGAAGAGGTATTGGCCCGAAGCATGCTAGAACACGGAGATGCACTCAACGCAGTTAAGAAGAGCGAAAGAGAGCAAACTGCCGCACGGATAGCCCAAGAACATAATGTGGATGCAAGCGTTCTCGTAAAGTTCGGAGGCGATTCCGCTGAGACGATGGAGGAGCTGGCTAAAACACTACCTGAAAAAAAAGCTAGTACTTCACTGAAGCCTGATTCTAGTGCGAACCTTGGACCCGGTAAAGACCTAAGCGGTAAGTCTCCAATGCAATTAGCAACGGAGGCTTATGGGAACAAATAAAAACAATAGGAGGCAAATAAATTGGCATGGACATTGGCAGAACTAAGTAAAATAGAGACGGATACTTTGAGGAAGTCTGTTATAGACACCTTCTTGATGGAGTCGCAAGTTATGGACGCTATCCCCTGGGAAACCATCGGACAGTTGGCCACAACTATTGTAAGGATGCAAGACTTGCCGAGTGTGGGCTTTCGTAAGATAAATGCTGGGTATAGTTCCACGGAAGGTAAATTTGAGCAGAAGGTAGAGAACATCTCCTTGATGGGATGTTACATGGACTGTGATAAGGCCATAGCCAGAGCTAAAAATACTGTAGCTGATGCCAGGGCAATATCTCAGGTAATGGCTCTTAAAGCTGCTGCCTACAAGTTCAATGACAAGTTTATCAATGGCGACCCAACAAGCGACCCGGAGGAATTCAAAGGACTGAAAAAGCGTGTGGATGCAGTTTACTCGGAAGGTTTTACTGACCAGTATATTGATAACGCAGGGACTTCGGGAGATGGGATCTTACTCAGCACTGGTGAAAGCCATAATTTCCTGAACAAGCTAGACCAGCTTATCTACTCAATCAAAGGGCATAATCCTGATTACTTGTTCATGAATAAGAAGATGCTTCTGGCTCTTCGCTCTATTCTGAGGAAAGAGAAACTCTTGGACAATACCAGGGATATGTTTGACCGGATAGTGGATGTTTACCAGGGGGTTAAATTAGCTGATATTGGAGTAAAGGCTGACCAAACTACCGAGATAATAACCAGCACTGAGGAACTTGAAGCTGCAGGTGCTGCTGAGAGCACTTCCATCTATGCAGTAAAATTCGGTATAGGTGAGCTTTTATGGGGTATCCAAGAATATCCCCTAGAGGTAACAGACAAAGGTTTACTGGAAGCTACCCCTGTTTATCGTACTGAGCTTGATTGGCCTTTGGGACTTGCGTTGGCAGACCCCAGATCAATAGGTAGACTGTATGGTATAATCCCAGACTCTTCCACGTGAGCCTAGCAAATAAAATTAAGGAGGAACTAAGATGGCTTTTGATGCAAATGGAATCTTACATGGAGAATACAGTGGAGCTTTGGTGGACTGTGATGAGAGTGATGCGGTAGCTACCTCTAAGACTGTTAATTCAGATGGTAACGGTGTTATCGAAATAGATAAAACAGGTATAAAGGGTTTGACTGCTGTATTAATCCTTACAGAGTCTGCTGATAGTGATGCCTATGATGATGAGGCTAATATAACCATAGAGGCTTCTGATGAACTGGACAGGCATTGGAAAGAAGTAGCTCGCTTTCCTACCCTACACGCCCATATCAGAAAGGTTTGGATTACTGCAACTACAGCTTTTGTAGCTGGCGATGTAGGCAAAGACCTTACTGAGACTACCAGCAGTGATACTGGTAAAATCCTGTACATATCCGATGAATTGCTTGCCATAGGTGGTAAAGGATATGTCTTGGTTGAGATGGATGCTGCTGGTGACTTGTTTGATGAGGCAGTAGATACGGTGGAAACTGCTACTGCTGGGACTGGTGTAGGTACTAAGACTAAGGCTTCTGAAGCGGGTACAGAACTTCAGATGCAACCAGGACTTTATACTGTGCAATTCAAAACACCCAAGAAATATGTCCGCTGCAACTGTGAAGATGTAGCAGATAACATTGGCAAGATTTGGATTCTCTTAACTAACCATCAAGATATGGTGGATAGCGATTTGGCATAGTGGTAGGGGGGAGCAATCCCCCCCCCTCTACTAAGGAGGAAGTGTAATGGCAAAAGGAGTTCCTAAAAGAGATGGTTCGGGTAGGGGTGTCCGCCAGAACAGAGGTAGAGGGG